GTTCACAAGTTGGTTCACTTGCTACAGAAGCAGTTCCAAGTTTAGGAACAACGGGAGCGGCTGCCGTAGGTGGTGCGGCTAAAGGTGCAATCACTCCCGCTTTGACTGGTGGAAGTGTTGGCTCGGGTGCAGCGGGCGGTGCAATTGGTTCAGCATTAGGCACAGAAATTGGTGGTGATGCGGGTAAAATTATTGGTGGTGGTGTAGGTAGTGCTGCGGGTGCGGCATTGTCGGGTGGTGATGTTAGTCAATCAGCCCTTAAAGGTGGTTTGTCTGGTGCTGCTGGAGCGTTAGGTGGTGCATTAAGACAACAATACAATTCATACACAGGGCAAATGGAAACGGTATCAAATCCAAATGCTACTACTCCAGAACAACAATATAATCCACAAACAGGACAACCAATTAATCAACCTCAACAAGATGGAACAACATCAGAGGTCAGCTCTACAAAAGATGCAGATGGTAATTTTGTTTTTCCAGAGATAACTGTTTCTGGTAGTCCAGATTTGGTATTGCCAGATATTGATGTGACAGGCAAATCAGACGCTGCAAATATTAATACTTCTGCAACTAAACAAGGTGGAGTGCAGTTAATCTCTCCAACCATTGTGCCAAGTGCGGGTGGCACTCCACAAGTATTATCAAGTGTTTTAGGTGCGCCATCTTCCACTATTCTCGGACAAGCATTACAATCAAGTAATCCCGATCCATCCACAACGGGGAGTCCAATTTTAGATGGGGATGGTAAAAATGTGCGAAACGTGTGGAATACCGAATCGTTAAGAACTGCGTTAGGACTATAAAATGAGCAAAGTTACCAAAGCATTAAAAGCCGACTTACCCGCCTTAGCAGAACTTTTGCGTTCTAAAGGCAAGGGAAAAGACACGATTCTTGCACACATTAACCCTAGAGAAGCTGCATTACTTAAAAGACATGGTGGTAGTGGCGAAATTAACCCTGATACGGGTTTGCCTATGTTTGATGACGGCACGGGAGATGCAACCCTTACAGATATTGGAGTTAGTCCAGCGCAACAAGAAGCACCTTTACCAAAAGATCAAACTGCTTTTAATCAATCTCAACAATACGCTGATTCAACACCACAAGTTACACAAGCACCAAGCGTTCAAACACCAAGTGTTCCGCAACAAAATTTAACAACTGGTACGGCTCAAGGTGGAGAAGGTTTATATACTTCACCAACAGGAGGTGTTACGGGTCAACCTGGAGGTTCAAGCGTACCTTTAACTTTGCCGCAAGCACCTGAAACTTATGGCGGTCAACTTACTGCTGATAAACCTTCTATTACAGACAGAGCGAGTGCGGCATTAGGCAATGTTACTACTCAGCAATTAGTCAAAGCATTAGGTTTAGGTGGTTTAGGATTATTGGGTGCTAGAAATGCCAATGTGGCTGGTGCGCAAAATCAAGCTGCAACTGCACAACAACAAGCAATAGCACAACCTTACCAAGCACAAGGTCAGGAAATGATTGGTGCAGCGCAACGAGGTGAATTAACTCCTCAAAGCCAACAAGCATTTCAAGCTGCTATGGCACAGGCTAATCAATCTTTGGCTAATCGAGGCGGTGTTGGACAGGCTCAAGTGCAACAACAAATGGCAAACCTTTATAACCAATTATTGCAGAATCAATACACCTATGGATTGAATGTGGCTCAAATTGGTGACAACATTGCTATTGGCGCAATTAAACAAGGTTTGACATTAGATCAGAATTTGCAAACTACTACGCAAAATTTCTACGCACAGTTGGCTGCAATTGCAAGTGGTAGCGTAGTTGGTGGCACTAGACAAGGGGTAACTGCATAATGGCTGAAGAAAACAAAGTTGTTGAAAAAAAAGAACCATCGACTTTAAGTAAGTCTTTAAATATTGGCATGGATTCTGTGCCTTTTATGGGTCAAACTAAAGAAGGTCGAGAGTACGCTAGAACCACTCAACCTTTAGTTGAAAAGGCGGCTGAAGCAAATGCAAATCTTGAATATGAAAAAATGAAAATGCAAGCAGAAGGTTTAGGTGCGCAAGCAACTGCGGCTAGACAATTTGCTGATGATACAAAATTATTAAATCAACAATACGAATCAAAAGAAGCACAGTACCCAAGACCAGAATTTCATCCTACAAAAGAAAACGCTGAATCATTAGGTCAGTTATTTAGTATGGTAGCAACTGCTGGGTTAATGCTTGGAAACGGCGGAAAGTTAGCCTCTCAAAATGCTTTAGGAGCTATGACTGGTATGTTACAAGGTTGGCAAACAGGCAGAAAAGATTTGTATGAACGTGAATTAAAAGAATTTGATAAAGAATATAAAAGAATACAAGATATTAGAACAGATTTAGAAAAAACTCTAGAAAAGTCTATAAAATTAGCATCAACAGACAAAGAAGCATCTTCTTTAGAAGCTCAACACGCAATTGCATTAGTTGGTTCGCAATCCGTTGCTGGCTCTATGATTGCTCAAGGTAGAGCGCAAGGCGCTTTGGATATGGTTAAACAAGTTACATCAATTGACCAAAAAGTTCGAGAAATGCAACAACAAGCTTTTTTAGCGCAACAAAAATTATTGCAAGCTGAAGACCATTTTCAAAAAACTCAATTAGCAAAAGGCGGAAAAGCTTCGGATAGATTTGGTTTTGGAGATATTGTTGCTGCTGCATCCAATGAATCGGCAGCTGCCATTAAAAACATTATGACCTTGTCTTTTACCAGCTCCTCTGGATTGTTTGGAGGTAGAACCACTACAAGTATGTTAACTGCGCCTCTTGATGCAATGACAAATCAATTAACATCAGAAACAGTACAAAGATACAACGTAGAGTTTGGAAAACTTGGTTACAGTTTGTCGCAGTTAATGAGCGGTGGTAGGGCGGTTCGTGTAAGTGATGTGGCGCAAATGAATCAACTTTTACAAATTAGAGAGGGTGACACATTAGAAACTGCTGCCACAAAAATTGCCGAAGCAAGGCAGTTGGCAGAAAGAACGATGGAAGTTAGGTCAAAAAGCTCAAGCACAGATCCTGGACTAAGAGAAGTATTTAAAGAAAACTTAGAAACCGTTCAAACAGTTGTTCCATTTACCGTTGCCGACATTAATGAATTTGTTAACAAACGTGATAAAAAAACCACTTTTGGACAAGCTTTATCAAATAGATACGAAGAAAAAGAGAAAGAAAAAATTAAAGCGCCAGAAGGTTATCAGGAGTTGAAATAATGGCAGACGAACAATGGCAACCCGTTGAAAAGGCGGCTAAAAACGAAAAAGGTGATTACGTTGTTTTTAAAGAAGACAAGTGGATTCCCGCTGAACGAGTAGCTAAAAATCAAGAGGGTAAATTTGTTGCCATTTACAAAGATTCTCCAAGCGAATCAAAAAAAGAATCAATTGAAGATTATGCAAAACAAAGAATGAAGGTTGATCCAAGCTCTGTTTTTGGTCAAGTACAACAAGGCTCAAAAATAGGATTTGAAGAACTTGGTTTAGCTGGTCAACAATATGTTTCGGGTGGCGCAACACCAGAACAAACAAAGCGTTTAAAAGAATTAGAGGAACAAAAAAGAGGTCTAAATTTTGTTGGAAAAACCGCAACATTTATACCCCAAACGGCAGCAACCATTCCCGCTTTAATGGCTACTCCAGCAGTGGGTACTGCGGCTGGCTTGGCTGGTTTATTGGGTGTTACTGGTTTATCAACTGCCGCCATGCGCCCGGTCACTAAAGAAACAAAAGGCGGTAAAGAATTTTTACAAGAAAAAGCCCAGCAAGTTGTTGGGGGAGTTAAAGAGGCGGAAGAAGGCTTGTTGCTTGGTCTTGGTATATTTAAAGGAATACCCGCAGCTGGTAAATATCTTGCTGAAAAATATGTTGGTGGTAAAACTCAACCAGCAATTACTGATTTAGCAAAACAAGCGGAAAAAGAAGGATTTATATTAGATACCGCCCAACTTCGACCAGATAAACCAATCAGTTCTCCTGGTTTTGGAAAAGAAGCAAAAATTAATAATGAGAATATTGCCACTAAGAAAGTAACAAAAGAAACTGGTCTTGAAACAGAGAACATTACACCTGAATTTTTAAAAGATAGAACAGAAAAATTTTCTAAAAATTACGATAGAATTTTTAATAGAAATTTTACAATTGACGCAGATTTTGCTGCCAATTTGCAACAAATTGCATCTTTTGAAAGAAGAGTAAATCCAGCTGGTTCTGGTCAAATAATTGGAACTGCTGAAAATTTAGTTAGTCGTTGGCAAAATGAACTTTTGAATCAACAGATGCAACAAATAACTAAACAAGCGCAAAGGTTAACAAAAAAACAAGGACCAATGGTGGGCGGTGTTCCGCAGAGTATTAGGTCTGATTTTCCAACTATTTATCAAAAAGGAGACGCTGGAGCACCCGCATGGATGGACAATGTGACAGACATGATCAATGATTTATCTGTCAAATTTGGATTGCCAAAACCGCCAAATGTTTATGCTGGAGTTCCTCGCAGAGATACTTTGTTTGGTGTTGCAACTCGAAATGGAGATTTAGTTGTGATTTCAGCAAAACTAGATGATGCTGGGGCGGTTTCTACTGCGCTGCATGAGTTTGGTCACAATGTTGAGTTTCAGTCTTTTATTTACGCTTCTGATGACGTTAAAAAAGCCGTATTAAATGCTTACAACACACAATTAGCAACTCTACCAAAAGGCGGATTAACGGTATCTCAACATCGACCAATTACCGCTGAAAAGTATGGCGCACAAAGTCGGGATACAAAAGCAACGGGTTCTTTTGAGGGGTATTTGCGTAATTTTAACGAATGGTTTGCAGAACAAACATCAAGGTGGATTACGCAAACAACAGCACCAACAACAGTGGTAGATAAATTTTTTAAAGGAATTGCAGATAAGTGGAAAGCAATTTACGCAAGAGTAAAAGGTTATGTGCCGTTAGTTCAAGAAGTTGATCAGTTTTTTAGAACAAATTGGACTGGTGATTTACTCAAAGATTTGGTTCCAACTCAAACAGTAAAGAGCGCCAGTTTTGTTGCGCCAGAAAATATTACTGCGGCAATTCCAGGCAATGAATTACAAAGACTGCGTTCTAATTTGCGTGACGTGGCTAACAACAACACCGATGGAGCAATTAGAAAGGCGGCTGGTGAATTTGTAACGCAAATAGATGCCATGATTGGAAAAGAAAAGCCAGAGTTGCTTGAAGCGCTTATAGATACAAATAGAAAATATGCGGCAACAATGGCATTATCTGATGGCATAGAAAAAGGTTTTGTTACTCAAGGAAAAATTAATTTAGAGGCACTTGGAAATTATTTGGCTGGTAAAAGTTATGGGTATGGTCTGGGAACCTCGAGGCACCCATTGTATGAGGCTGGATATCTTGGACAACAATTAAAATTAACATCAAGAGCAGAGGGAGCAGCTGCTCCACCTTCAACTGGTATTGGCGGCAAGTACAGAACTTTATCAACACTTTTCAGCAATTTGTCAGGCGCAAGAACTCAAGCAATTGGTAGAAATGTGCAGCGCAAAATTTCGGAAGAAGAAAAATAATATGGCTAAGAAAAATAAAGGTGTAAACCAAGATTTAGAAGAAGCAGTAAGTCAATTGCTGAAAGAGGTAATGGGAGATGAAAAGGCTTCTCTTACTGATAAGTGTAAAGTGATTGACCGTGCTATCAACATTGAAAAGTTAAAACAGAAGATTTCGGATGACGAATGGGGTAGTGGATTTAACACAGATGAAGAAGATTAATTGTAGAATGTAATTTTTAAAAGGGGATAAAAATGGATGGTATTGCATTAGTACGTTTAGCATTAGCAGTAATTACGGATCGTTTGTTAATTATTTTGGCATTGACTTTATCGTTCTCATTGTCATGTTGGGCGATGTGGGACCCAAAATACGAGCGATTAGGGGTGATGGCATTTTTTTGTTTTTTTAGTTATCTTGTAGTGAATACAAAAGAAAGGGTTAAAAATGAGTTTAAAACCGAAAGTACAAACGAATAGCACCAATTATCCTCATCACAGAGAGTCGCAGATTAACCAACAAATCTCTACGGCTATCAGACCGCAGTTGCCTAGAGATGGTTCGAGAGATGGTATGAACACATCTCTAAAAGGTGTGAGTCCCGTTGGTTTTGTTGGTGTATGGAATTTTGATAACAATAGCAACACCAAAGATTCTGCTACATCAAAGCCTGGTGGAAAGAAAATTTATTAATTTTTAAAGGATAAAAAATGAATATCAAAGAAAAGTTACAAACAGACTTAGATGCTAAAAGACAAGAAGTTGCTCAACTCGAACAACAAATTGCTAACATTCCCGCTGAAGTAGAGAACATTGCTGAAGAAGCGTGGGATAAAGTTAAAGATTTTTTCAAAGCACTGTAATGTCACTTGACCCTATTTCTGCTGCGCTTGATTTAGGCAACACTTTAATCTCTCGCATTTTTCCAGACCCCGCTCAAGCGGATGCGGCAAAACTAGAGTTATTAAAGTTACAACAATCTGGTGACTTAGCGCAAATGACTGCGCAAACGGATATTAATAAAGAAGAAGCAAAAAGTACTAATTGGTTTGTAGCAGGGGCTAGACCTTTTATTCTTTGGATATGCGGTTTTGCTATGTTGTATTGCACGTTGATTGAGCCAATCTTACGTTTTGTGGCAACAGTTCTTTATGGCTATACAGGTGCGTTTCCAGTAATTGATTCTAATTTTACAATGCAAGTAATGTTTGGAATTTTAGGCTTGGGTGCTATGAGAAGTTACGAGAAAAAAAATAATGTTGAATCCAACCGTTAAAACTTGTTATGCCTGTAAAACAGAAAAACCAGTAACAGATTTTTATAAATCAAACGTAAATTTTTATCAAAAAGAATGTAAAGATTGCAACCGCACTAGAAAATATAAATGGCATCAAACAGAATTAGGTAAATTATCAAGTGCAAATACTAAATTAAAACGAAGATTTGGGATTACATTAGATCAATTTAATGAAATGTACAAAAAACAAGAAGGTAAATGTTTGATTTGTGGAGTTAATGAAAGTATTTTAGGTCATAGATTAGCTGTTGATCATTGCCATACAACAGGAAAGATTCGTGGGCTGTTGTGCAAATCGTGCAATATGGGGATAGGCAATCTAAAAGAAAATATTGATAATTTACAAAATGCAATTAAATATCTAGAAAGTTTTAAATGATTAGCAAAGAAAATGTCGGTGGGTTTGTTACTGTATGCGTAACTGTTACTCTTTGCATTGTAATTATCGGCATGGTTGGTGCTTTACTGCTAGGATTATTTGATAAAAATTTAGACAACTCTAAAATTTTTGAAGCAATTACCCCCGCTTTCCAAACGATTATCGGGGGTTTTATTGGTCTGATAACAGGAATTAAGATAGGACACGATGATGCCAAACTTGACTGAACATTTCACACTAGAAGAATTAACTCATACTGATCACCGTGAGTTTGACAACACACCGAACGAGGCTGAAATTGAAAACCTTAAACGATTGGCAGCATTTCTTGAGAAGGTTAAAGCGGTATTGGGTGGTAAACCAATCATGGTTAACAGTGCTTACCGTAGCAAGTTGGTTAATGATTCTGTGGGTTCTAAAGACACTAGCCAACATCGACTAGGTTGTGCGGCTGACATCCGTGTGCCTGGCATGACACCAGATGAAGTAGTACAAACCATCATTGCTTCAGAACTTGAATATGACCAAATTATTCGTGAATTTAATAGTTGGACTCATATTTCTGTGCCTAATCATTTTGAAGATCAACCAAGAAAACAAGCGTTGATTATCGACAAACAAGGTACTAGAGCGTATGTCTGATAAACCTAATCTTTCTGTTGGTCGGGGAGAGAAACAATCGGTTTCTAAAGGTGGTGGGTTGACTGCCAAAGGTCGTGCCAAATATAATCGTAAAACAGGCAGCAATTTAAAGGCACCCACTAAATCTGGTCCTAGACATAAATCATTTTGTGCAAGGTCTAAGAGTTGGAAAGGCGAAAGAGGGCGTGCTGCTAGAAGGCGTTGGGGTTGTAGGTAATTTTTAACAGGGGATAACATGAATAGTTTTGACGTATTTGATACGCTCATTGGGCGTAGGTTTGTGACGAGTGACATTATCTGGGAACAGATTCAACACGAGTTTCAACATGAAAATTTTGTAAGAGATCGTGTGGGTGCCGACAATGGTCAGCGTAGTTTAGAAGAAATCTACGAGGCTTTTGGTGGTACGGATGCCGAGATGGCACGAGAGATTGAATTAGAAATTAATTCAGTTTTTCCAATCTACAAAAACATGCAAAAAGTAAAAGACGGTGACGTTTTAATCTCTGACATGTATTTGCCAGCTTGGGCAATTATGATGATGTTACGCAATGCGGGGTTTGATAAACAAGTCACCATCTATCAAAGCAATGGCGATAAAGCCAATGGAAAAGTGTGGGAGATGATTAAACCCGACTTACATTTAGGTGACAACATGCACAGTGATGTGACGATGCCAAGAAATGCGGGTATTCAAGCAGAACACTATGAAGGCACGGGACTCAATGTAGCTGAAACCAATATCGTTTCTAAAAACTTCAACATTCTAGCCATGATGATGCGTGAGGTTCGATTACGACATGACATGACTTTTAATGAAAAGATTAATGACATTGCTCGAAACTACAATCTGCCATTTTTGTTTTGTTTTGCTGAACTGGTTAAACGTAGAAAAAAACCCCAACAAAATATTGTATTTTTAGGTCGTGACACCTACTTGCTTTACAAAATTTTCCATGAGTATTACGGACCATGCACCTACTTGCCATTTAGCCGTGCTTTGGCATTTAAAACTCCGTCTGATGCCGTAACCTACCTAAACACACAAAGCCCTCCTAATGCCCTTTATGTTGATTTGAGTAGTACGGGTGCAACTTGGCAACATCTTTCAAGATGGGCGCATTTTGAGGTGCTGGTGGGCATTTATTCGGATGTGTTCCACTACACCAACACGAAACCAGAGTTACCAAACGGATTTCAGTATCTAATTAAAAACTCTGATATTGGCAATACCAATTATTTACTTGAAGTATTCAATTGTGCCAAGCATGGACACATCAAAGGGTTTGATAAATACAAAGCAACCTTTGGTGAGCCAGAGTTAGGGTTGACCACTATTATTGATATTCACGACCCAATTGAAAGTGCAATCAAATTGTCTGCGCATTATAGACATTGCATCAATATTGAATTGGATGCCAAAAGTGATGATGAGTTGTCAAGATTGTTCGGTGAGATGGCGATTTCGATTAGTGGGCAAGCTGGATACATCAATGAGTTTACCGACTACTTGAACAAAGAAAAAACATACTTGGAGAACTTATGATGTTTTTAAATCCTTTTGTGTCTAAAGAAATTTTAAACCATGAAATGCCTGATCCGACCATTCCAGTAGTGATGCAGCCGAGCTACGCACAAGCCTATGAAGATGTCATTATTGATGGATTGATTTATGCGTTATTAACAAAAGGAAAGCGTTTGCATTTAATATTTTTTGAGATTGGTGCAAATCATCCTGTGGCGACTAGTGCAAGTTTTCTTCTTAAAAAGAAATATAACGTGCATACAATATTGGTCGAAGCTAATCCCGACTTAATCCCCGCCTTGAAAAAGCACCGCCCAGACGATACCGTTATTCATGCAGCAGTAACCAATAAAAAAATAGATATGGTGTTATTTTCTCGTTGTCCAGACAATGAAATATCTTCACTCAATGAAAGTTTTGTCAAGGCATGGAAAGACGGCACAATTACCGACAAATTGTATGTGCCAGCAATCAGTATTAATCAATTAATCCAACGATTTTACATTTACGGTGCTGCGGATATGATTCTCAGCATTGATATTGAAGGTCACGATTATGAAGTGCTAACTGATTTAGACTTCGAAAGATTTAGACCGCTGATTATTATTGTTGAGCCAAGTGAGGAATTTGCGCCTGGCACTGTTGAGAAGATGATGACATTCATGCAGAGTAAAGGGTATTCTCTCTACTCTCGCACGTTTGTTAACTTAATCTTTACTCGCTTGGGATAAGTTTGCCGTCAAACGCATAAGTACCAATGTGAGAGAGTTGGCAGTAAGGTGCAGCATAAACTTTACCGCCAAACTTTCTCCAGTTGTAACAGAAATGATAATCTTCTGACAATAACCGACCTGTTTCTGGTTCAATGCTAGTTGCAAAATACTCGGTAATCTGTTCTTGTTGTTCCATCGTGCCACCAAGATCAGCTACATCATTTAAGTAAAATGGTAGGCGGTCTTTCATTTGTTCAAACACTTCCCGCTTAATCAACATGAATCCTGTACCACCATTAAAGATTTCTACGGGCTCATTGACGGGTACAGTTACTTCCCCAATGTAATCCACCAAGTTGACCACAAAACTGCCTGTATGGTTCTTTAATTCAGTAATAGGCACACCATTTTGCACTGCTTTCTCTACGCTATTCCAATTGATTTCTTTCTTAGGGTAGATACCACAAATAATGTCTTTATCTTCAGCCAACAAACGTAAAACATCTTGCGGATTAAAATGAATATCAGCATCAATGAACAATAAATGGGTTGCTTCTGAGTGCTTTAAAAATGCGTTGGTGAGTGCGTTTCTTGCTCGAGTGATGAGTGATTCGTTGAACATAAAACTAAACGTGTTGCCAATACCATTCTGTTTGAGCATATCGCTGAGTTGCAAAAGTGATTGAACATAATATCCAGCGCACATGCCGCCATACATCGGAGTTGCAATAAATAATGAAGCCATTTTGTTTTCCTTTTTAGGGTTGTTGAGAAACATGTTAAGCAGTCTATCTGGTGCAGTGTAATTGACACTCCAGTACATCGTACATTCAAAGTTAGGGTAAGCAATCGTTAAGTGTTGATAAAATACTCTATCTTCACCCCATCCACCATGATATAAAGAAGCACATACATTAGGTAATAACGACCCTCGAATACAATAACAATTCATATCAACAAATTGAATGTTAGTACCAATTGCGTTACCTAGTTTACCTAATGATTCACACTGATCAAGGCATACATATTCACCTTTCTGATTATATATTTGTCTTAATGAATAGCACCAATCTAAATTTTCTGATTCACATAATGACACCATTGAATTAATGTGGTCTTCACGAAACCAATTATCTTCATCAAGAAAAAACACAAAGTCAGCATTAACCATAAATGGGATACCAGCATAGATGCGCTGCCCATTCCATAAAATACCGTCTGCCCTTCCCGTATTTTCTGGCAAATTAATTACGACATCCCCGCCACAAGAAAAATCGGGATTTCCATCATTAATGATCCAATGTGTGATTTTTACAGTAGGATCAACTATCTGATCTTTGACTGATTCAATAGCTCGATGAACCGACTCTTTACCCGTTGTGGGTGTAATTACGACTACTTTCATTTATCCCCCTATTTAAAATAAAATTCAAACGCAAATTGCGCATATAACCCAATAAATCCATATAGCCAAATACGAAATAAAACATGAATTGGATTCATTATTATTTGCACCCACCTTGACGACCATATTTAAATGCTTGAATTCTTGTTAGTAATTGTTTTTTTTCTGATTTTAACTGTTCAATTTCTTGCGCTTGTTGGCGTAACATTGTGCCAATAGTTTTAGAAAATTTAACACCAATTTCGTATTCGTAATCTTCTATTTCATCTGCTAATTCATTTGCAGTCATTTTTTACTCGATTTCTTTAAAATGGCTCTAACCAAAATTAAAAAATTTTCCCACGGCATCCCATACCCATGCGGTGAAAATTCTTTTTCAAACGTAGCGTCAACATCTCCTATTTCATCATCCGTCAATTCACGCATTGGATGTGTATAAAGTGGGGTAAACAAAGGCAAATCAAATTGATTAGGCTTTTCTGTTTTAAATATTTGTCCTGAATTAGTGTGCATCCATGCTATTGGTTCAGTCATTCTCCACCTCGACTTGCTTTAATAATTGCTCTTGCAAAATCTATATGACCCGATTCCCAAAAGTTACCAACAATTGACTTATAAATTTTTGATATTTCTTCATCAGTTAATTCCTTTTGTGGCTTAGTATAAAGAAATTCACAGTCTTTAACCCTTGATGCCCAATCCGAACCACTTCCAGCATCCATGTATAAATAACCATGCCCGTCAAAATCATATCTTAATGCGACTGGTTCACTCATTTGCACTCTCCAAAAAAATCTTCTATTTGATAACCCCTTCTACGCAACGCAATTTTCAATTTAGCTAAAGCACGTTTATAACACTCGAATACTGCGGTTTCTTTCTCGCCCAACTCACTTGCAATTTCTGGAAATGTTGCAATAGGCTCCAGGTTTAATTTTTCAATTGCTCTCATTTCCATGCTCCAAAAATAATTAAAGCGTAAGCAATTAGAATCATAGCCATAGGAAAATAAGGCATCAATAAAACAAATAATTTTTTCATTTATTCATGACCTCCTCAACTTTTTTATAAAAGAGTTCTTTATGGTCATTATTTCTTGACTCAAAAAGATGGAAATTGCAATCAGCAAAAGTAGTGCCAATCCCGTAACTATCTGGCACCCCAGCTAAAGCCCACTTTGGCTTCTCAAAATGAGTAATTGGCAACAAATGGACTGGAACATGGTGCATCCTCCAAGTATCCGTCAATAACTGCGCAACATCCCCATAAGGAGTTTCCTTAAATGAAGGACTACCTAAATTTTCATACATCATTTTATGCAAAACAAGAAAAGAAGGTGCTGCAAAAGTCTTTTTAGCCACTTCTGGACCGAGATGATTAGTAGATTGTATGTTTCCTACTAAAGAACCATCTTGAGCTCTATGAATCCATTTAACGGCTTCTGATAAATTGGTGATGATGCAATCGACATCAATAAATAAAATGACTTCTGCATCGGTTGTATCAGTTACCCATTGCATCCAATCTGCATGATTAATTTGATCAATACAATGTTGGAAAATAGGTAAATCTAATTTTTTAAAAACACTTTGTTGACCCCAGACAATGCGTTCATCAATATTTTGCCAATGCAAACTATAAATTTTTAATCTCATCTTTATCCCCTAAAGTTAGTGCCAGTTTGTCTAAGCAGCCGACTGGCGCAGCCCTAACACCCCCCTAGACTGGGCGGAACTCTTTAATCATTACTGTACATCCACCACCCTTTTTTAAATCACCACGAGTCACCAATAAAAATTGAACTTGCACATCATCATTAAAAATACCCGCATCTTGACACGCATCAAGTATTGGTTTTAAACAATTATCAACATCCATCAATTTTTTTGAACGTGGATGAAGTATTACCGCAACCGCAAGGGGAATATCACTTAGTTTTGGTATGTGATGTTCCAGAACATAATCTACAACTGCTTTTTTGAACAATTGCCCCCTTTTACTAATATAACGCCGATGTCCTGACGCTAACCAGTAAGCATTGATGCTAGGCGGATACGGTAATCTTAAAGTAATCATCAGAACGGTATATCGTCATCATCCATGCGACTAACTTCTTTCGGGTATACTTCTTCTTGCTTTGGTGGCGGTACATAGTTATCTTCAGACAATGACAATAAAACCCCACTACCCGTCTGTTTAATCCATGCTGCAATCTTAACTTGATCACCCGCCTTCAAATCCCTAGAAACCGTAATCAAACCCGTGTAATCGGGACTACGCTCGTGCTTTTTCTTATTTTGAAATAACACCCCTTTGCCAGGTTGTGCGTTATGTGCGTAACTCATTCTGAACCTTTCATTTCTCGATTAATACCAGCTAATAGTTTACTCAAAGTGACACTATCCCATGAATCCATAAAAACCTTATTAGCTTCTTTTAAAGAATCATACTTCTCTGCTTTTTCTTCATCCGTCAACTTTGCATTTTTAATGCGAGAGAACATTTGTAGAAAACCAGCTTGCCAATCATTTACTGTCAAATAATTAGCATAAGGATCAACTGCGCCTGGAATATACAATGGCAACTTTGGTAAATCTTCCACCACTTCAGCGGGCAACTCCACCACCTCATTGCCTTGAATGATGGAAACGGTTTCAACTTTAGACGGAGTAATATCACGTTCTTTACGAGGCTCAAAGTCTAGCACTTCCTCTGAACTGTATTGACCTAAAATACAAGCGGGATAAATCGACCTTACCGCTCTTGAGATAACACGAGCTCTTAACATATCTTCGGGGTACTTTGTCCAAGCTGAACCTACTTTGTAAATGCCAGCCTCTTTAGCCATTTCAATTGTCCACTCGACAGTAATACTGCCACCAGACTCATGCGTAAAAGTACCAATACATCTTTTAGCGCCTATTTCTTGCCATTGCACCTTACCACCCGCCTGTTGAAACCTTGCCAAGATTGCTTGACTCTTGAGAGCTGGGCGACCTTGAATAATGTCATACTCTTGCATCACTGTTGCTGGGTGCTTGTTTTCGGCTTGAGCCACCAACATGACTGCAATGACTTGATCCTTCGTTTGAAAACCATAAAACTTACTTCGGACAATGGCATCTGCCATCACCCCCATATCTTGAACCGTGACTAAAGCGTTCATATAAATTTCTCCCAAATTGTTAGTAGAGTATCAATGACAGAACTGGCTGCCATCACATAAATTGCAATATCTAAATTATTCATCGTAGTTATCCAAAACAATAATAAAAATCAACGCAAGGGCAAAACCAATGAGCGTACCTAAATAAAATTCAATCATTTGATTAAAAACCTCCGTGAACCCATTTGTTCAACTACAAACTTTGAGTAAATGTCTGGCATCGCAGTCTTAAACAAATCAGCGGAAAACTTCATAGAGGCTTTTGAAGACTTCCAAGTCACAAGAGTATTACCATCAAACGTGCGAAGCTCTGAACGGTCACCTAATGCGTTTCTAATCTCGGTTTCCCACTCATCTCCAATCGTTTCCAACTCTTTGATTTTTGCCTTCAATTGCTTGAGATCACTGACACGGGTTTCTATTGCTTGATTAGCGATGACAATGCCGTCAACTGATTGTGGATAAGCTAATTTTGTATCATCCACCGATTTTGCTGGTGGAACAGTACCACTCACAACATGCGCCCAAAATACGGACATTTGTTTAATAAAGTCTAATTTTTGGTCTTGTGTGAAAGTAAAGTCAAATGTGACAAACTCTTGTCCACCAAATAAGACTGCGAGTACCACTCTATCAACATTGTGTACTGTGGCTTCATGCAAGCATTGAATGTAATCAGCTTGTGGCACTCGATTGGTTTCTGCATCAAACTTATTACGCACCATCGCATTATAGTTTTTGACTTCAACCAATGTATCACCAGCGGTGTTAATGTAATCAAAGTGAGAGCGCAGCCAATCTTCTTTTGCATGACTCATTGCGTAATCAGCTTCCTTCAACTCCATCTTTAACCGATCACTGGCAATACGAGCAATTGTTGGCTGCATCACATGACCCATTTGCACGGCTTCCACATTACTCAAGTCTGGGGGTGCCAACTTACCCTGTTTAATCAAAACAGTTTCCACTGCATTACCATTCATCACCTGGCGGCTATCACCACTCCACCAAGCACCGTTTCTTACTTCAGGTAAAAAATCATCTCTATCGTTCATATTAGCTCCGCCATCGTTTTAACTAATTCTTTAAGGATTTCAATCTTATCTTCAAGCGCACCAATTTCTGACTCCAACTCGTCAACTTTGTTTTTTAGTTCATCAATTTGAATTTGATGACCAGGCTTCATTTGAGTAAATTCATCCATCATGCACCTCCACGACAGAAAACAGAGGCAATGTGCTCATCATCATCCATTTCAAACTTCGGCTCAAACCACTTGCCTTCTTGACCGCAACCAATGTTTTCTAATACATAACGGTTTTGACGAGGATTTCTAGGTTGAAGATTACCAGTCACTAAATCAATACCATTGTTGGGGCTGACACAAAAAGCAGAGCCATACTCTGCAATACTTAAATGCTTACAATCTTTACAAATCTTCATAATATCTTTCCTTTTGTTAGGTTATAAAAACATATCAATCTACTACAGTTCACATCTTACACTAAAAAAAATAAACTTTGCAACATATATTTTATATTTATATCTATACATACACAATTATACATACACAGTTATCCAATATCACACACAAAAATATATACATACACAGTCAGTCAGCAAGAGTGTGCGGGTTGAATGACCACATGTGTGTTATATATAGTATAGGTAAAATATCTATAAACAGTTATAATATTTACCAATATGATATACGTATATTATATATATATAGACTATAGTACGTTGGGGTCTTTGGGGTAATCCTCTGGGGTCTTTTTGGCAACCCTTTGACCACCAGCCCACCCCTTGACCCCCTATGATTAAAGGTTAGCAAAACTGAAAATCAAATCTTGAGCCACACGCACACACATGCGCACGTAGGGAATTTTTTTGGTGCTTACAACCCTTTTATGTTTCCAGAGATCAAAACTGTTTTCTCTGCAGCCCAACTCTCATTAACGTCATTCGTCATTAAAAACGTCAAACCCGTTTAAAATCTCGTTTAACCCGTTATTTTTTATTTTTAGATCGAGATATTAAAAGATAAAAAAATACCCGCCTAAGCGGGTTTAAAGTGATTCTATAATTGTTTTAAACTTTACCGTACTTATTGGGGTAATTTTTGCAATAAAATTCATTTTCAAATTGATCACGATAATAAGTATTTTCTGATCCATATTCTACAATTCTGATCGTACCTAAAATTAACCAGGTATCTACTGTTTTTTGATCAAGTTCTTTAGAATAGTATTTTTCGTTCTGTTTACAAATCGCTAACCCGAATTTTTCCATTTCTTGAAGTAAACTCATGTTAAAACCCTCCCGTACGATATAAATAGATAACGGCTAATAGAGCGCCAGCTGCCGCCATGAATAAGCCGCCTAAAATGTAATCTTTAATTGAAGTTTTCATTGTGATCACCTTAATGGTATAAATTCATTAGAAATAATTGTTCAGCGCCAAAAACTCTAGGTTTTTCACAACAATCGCAAGTATATTTTCTAGCGTCAGGTTCGATCCCCTCGTTTTCAGCTCCACATGCCAAACAAAAACCATTTTCGAGCTCGATAGCTTCAACCAATTCATTTTCACTAGGTACAAATACCGTTTTAGCGTTCATTAATTTCAATTGTTTCATTTTTTTAATTCCTTATGTTAGTTAGAAATGATTACTTAGTAGTAATCGCTGATAACCCTATTTAAAAGGTTATCAACGCTTACAGTATTAAGCCGCCGCCTGGTTATCTAACATGTCAAACGCTTTGATGTAATCCGCCGCTTTTTGTGCAAGCGCCGCCGCTTTAAAAATCGCATTCGGGTTATCTTTTAAACAACGTAACCAGCTCTCGATATACCCGCCATGTCTAAGCTCACCTTGAATTTTAAAATCCTGGCATAAAAAAGCTGCGCCGAGCTCCGCAACAAGTTCCTCGAATGCATATTTTGGGGAGCCGAATTTATTCCCTAGCTCTCTGTTTAATCTTTTCTCCGCTCCGCTCCAATGAGTGAGCTCATGTAATAAAGTAGCGTAGTAATTCGCTTCACTATCAAAGCTGGTTTTATTAGGCATAGCGATAAAATCTCCCTGACTAGTGAAATAAGCACTATTCCCGCCATGTTTTACCGTTGCACCAGTTTTAATTACATGATCTTCAAGAGCGGGAATAGGGTTGAAAACCTTATCATCTTGAGCTGGTTTTTCATAATGAAAGTTTTCAACCTGGTCAGCGTTAAAAACGTAATAAGTTTTAATGCAAGGGTAAGCGCTCTTTTGAATATCTCCGTTAGGTTTAATATCCTCTTTGACCACTGGAGTATAAAAACAAATCTTCGTACCCTTTTCTCCCTTTTTTACGGGTGAGCCCATTTCGCTCCATTGTTTAAAACTTGCCCAGTATGGCGTTACATATCCGCTCATATGACCAGAGAACGATAAGATAAAGCGATTGATTCCGTTGTATTCGTTCTTAGTTACTAGGTTTATATCGGCGCTTGAATCACTATGCCAGGGTTTAACCCAAGGAATAGCCCCGCTCTCAA